TAAGAATATACTCAAAGTTAGGAACATTAGTGATATGAAGCATACCATCGTGTATATCAGAAAATCGTTTACTATATCTTTCATGAAATCCACCTTCTTTTCGTAACTTTATTTCGTATCTTCCGTAAGGTATCATAGTTTCCCCTTTTACCTTTACCTCTCTCTCCTCATCTTCTAGGGTGTAGCAAAGAAAATCATACCCTATCCAAGTTTTCTCCAACAACATACCATTTGTGCTGTCAGATGATATATTGTAGCGTAATACTACTAATTCCATTACTTCTTTTTAATAAACTCAAGTATAATATCAATCTTCTTCATCATCTCATTGATATTGTCTGCTGCCCTCTCGTGATGGCGTGAAAATTGGTTTTTAACCTCGTAAAGCGAAAAAACGAGAAAGCGGTACAGAGCATATAAGGCTCCCAATAGTAAAACTAATGGTAAACCATAACCCTCTATTAGTTGTAATATTTCTTGCATTACAATTTACAGTATTTACATTTACCAAAACATACTTTCTTAAATGTAGCGTAGTATAACAAAATACAAACTACTGCCTTTATTTTATCTATCATTTTTGCAACTTTTAATTGTAGCTAATTCTTTTTCTAATTCGTGTATTTTATCTTCGCACTCGTTTATTACTTTTATCTTCTTCTCCAATCTTTTCTCTAAAACAAGTATATCTTCATCAAGTTGAGCTATCTGACTATAAGCAATACCCATCGTAAATATGATACCTATAATCCAAATTATATTTCCAACCGATAATGTTAAATCTTTCTGTATCATCTTCCTTGTCCACGATATTTCTTCTTATGACCAACCTGACCTTGTGAAGCGTTCTTAGAGTGCTTCTTACGCTTTACCTTCTTTTTTTGTGTGTATGTTGATCCTACTTTTCTTGCCATTATTTATTTGAAAAAAAGTAAGTTACTAAAGCACCAATAACAATAGTCCATAAACCCCACAAAGCTCTCTGCATATTTAATCTTGCAGATGTGTTTTTATTGACTCTTGAAACTACACCATTATCAGGATTGAGCAACTTTTCTGTAAGCATATCAAGTTTACTATCCATCTTGTCTAGCTTATCCTCCATAGAGTCCATTCTTTGTTTCATTAGAGCTATTTCTTGTGCTGTTGTAGCCATTTTATGATGTATATACAACCTCTATAATAGAGTTCAACCTAGCTTGAGTAGATGAGGCATCTGTAGGTCTTAGTGTTACTATCAAAACATCACCTGCTGTAAAAGTAGAAGATGAGCTTAAACTTGTTGTGTCAAATATATTTGGAGTGGTATTACCTTCTCCTGTTTCACTCATCGTATCACCTAGCTGCGTTAGAGCAAAACCTGAAGAACTTTCATCAGTAGGAGTTCCCTTATATAATTTTATTTCTACAGTTTTAGAACTATTTATAGCAATTAGACCTTTAAATGAACTTACAAATCCACTTCTAGTGCAGTATAGTTGAGCCTGTGTTACAGCATCCTGTGCATCTGCTGTTGGATTGGTTACAACAGTATCAAAAGAGTGTTGTGTTCCTCCTGCATAACTTGGAGCATACTCATCTGTTGTACTTTTACTTAATAAACCTGCAACCCTAACAAAATGAGTTTTTCTAAGGTTGTCATCTTGCCAACTTAACGCACCTGATGAGTCCTTAGTAAGAACGGTATTGTTAGCTGCTGTGCTAAAATCTTTAGGCACATGAAGTTGATCGTTTGCTAAACTACTGTGTTCGTTACTTGCCATATTATACTGAAGCTACTAAAATTTCTACATCTACATCGTTACTTGCAGGATTTACCTGAATACTTGCTATGTCAGCCATAGTTCCAAAACTAGGAGAGGTGTCTGCCTCAGCTAACATCAAATCATCAGGTGCGCCTAAAATGTGCGACTCTCCTGCTGCTAATCTTACTTGATAAAGAGTAGCTGCTCCCACTATAGCTAACTCAACAGGATTTGTATCATCAAGGTTTGTAACCCTAACATACTTAGCATCCTCTAGGTCAAGAGCATTATCAGAAGCAAAAGCGTTTCCGTTAAATGTAGCAATAGTGGTTGTCTGACTTGCTGCACACTTTACGATTCTTTTAAATGCTTCGTTGATGTCAGCAATCTCAAGAGTCTTTGTTCCTCCGTATTGAGTTCCACCCAATGATAGCGACTCCGTTATAGTAACTGTAAGTGTTGCGTTAGTTATTGTACTTGCCATCTTATTTATTTATTATTTTAATTTCTGTAATTAGTTCTTCTTTCATTATATTAAGGAAGTCTAAAAGTTTTTTCTCATCAACCTTATTATATCCGCCTCCACCATGTTTTTTTCCGCACATCCAAGATCCATCAGGCATTTGGTGTTCCCATCCATCAGGACAGTTAGGGTTTTTTCTAGCGTTTTCAGCATCTTCCATTGCTTTTTTCATTGGATGATCCTTAGGTAATAAATCAGTATCATGCTGACCACCTTGAAAACGACCTTTCTTCATTACAAAAAGAAAAGAGTTTACTCTTGCGTACGCCCATTGTTCCTCAGATTTAACATTCTCTCTAACCGATTCTCGATTTGTTCGGTAAGCACCGATGCCACGATCAAACACTTTCTCTAACTTTTTGTAAGTAACTCTAGGATTCCAATCCACCTTCAAGTCCTTTACTTCCTCGTTGTGTTCTTTTACCTTAGCTTCTAAACCCTTCTTTACTGTAGGTGATACATTTTTCATGTTGTCTTTTCTACCCTCTAATTTTTTTGTTAATTCTAGTATAACATCTTTCATACCCTGCTCTCCTAAGTTTCCTATGACACCCCATTTGATCTGTGCAACAACACCTGCAACATTGCTAAGGTTTGGCTCTACATCACCCTTAAACTTTTGCCCATCTCTAAAATGTCTTTTTGCCCAAGCCTCTCTCTCTTTGATCCACTCTCTTATAGATTCTGTGTCCTGACCATCTCTAGCTCTACCCCAAAGCATGAAGGCCTCATTACCACGAATGTTGCCTCCTGCCTTCCATATCTTTGGCTGCTGCTCTTTTAGGTTTTTAGCAAACTCATAGCTAAACTGCTTCTCTTCACTATTTCGTAAAGAAATCTTCTTGTCATCACCTTTTTTTGGAAAATCTGTTGGCATTAGTAAAAAATTATTCCGTTCATTTTTTTAGCTACATCACCATCGTTAGGTGTCATATAATCACCATCTTTACCATAAAGTGGGTAATCACTTGTCTGATCCTCATGTGTTATAAAAGAGATCATGTCATCACTCATAACTTGAGCCTTTCTGAAAGTGTCAGATTTCATTTGATTAAACTGCTCTACATTTGCAGGACTACTAAACTCTGATACATTTATAACTATACCTGCTGATGTAGTGTTGTATTGAATCTCATTCATTACTTCAAATCTAACATACCAACATAATGCAGGTTTTAGATAGTGAGTAAGCAAATCAGAGTTGGCTGTGGTAAGTGTTGAGTTGTGGTTTTGTGTTTTCAGCTCCTCATACATATCCAAACCCAAGATAGGCTTGATGTGAGCTAACTCAGCAATGTCAATAATAGATTCCGATATTAGTGAAGTATCTGTAGCTTGGTTTGTAAAAGCCTGAGCAATCACCTCTGATGCTGTAACCAAATTATTGTATTGTCTTACATTTGCCATATTACTGATTGTTTGTAATTAGTGTTTCTGTTTTCTCAACCTTAATTGATTGTCTATCAGTAAGAAGCATATCACCATCTTCTATCGCTTCTAAATCCTTATCTAACATCATTCTTTGCTCATTGATAGTAAGAACTTGTTTTGGATCTAAGTCAGATAAGAAGGAAATAGGTGGTTCATAAACAACTCGCAAATCAGAAGTGTCAAGACCTAATTCTCTTCCTAACACCTTTCTTATTGGTGCAAGAAGAATATTCGTAGTATCTTTGATAACGGTTGACATAGCCAACTCGTATGCAATTCTTATCTCACTTCCTGTGTTGTTCATCTTTCCTGATGAAACAATACCACTCAGGGCAGGTTGCCATCTATGAGCAGTAATAATGTTTTGATCGGTTAACTTCTGTAAATCTAAGAAGTCCCCATCTTCCTTGTTGTTGATGATTTGAACATCAGTTCCGCTACTATCATCTCCGTTCTTTACAAGGAATAATATCTTTGAGTTGTTTCCACTACCTGTTAGCGTATCTTTGGCGGTTTCAACAAACTTTTCAGCTTCAGCCTCACCGAAATCGCCATTCACCGTTACTATCGCTGATGGACTAAAGCCATTTTTAAATGCTGTATGATTAAATTTACCTATTTCGTAATCAATCGCTATATGCTCTAGGGCAGCCACATAATCAGGCAAACCGTAGAAATTAAATGTGCTTTCGTAATCCTTGTAGTGAATAATGAATCTGCTTCTAGCAACTCTTGGATAAACAGGTATTACCTGCTTTTTCTCAGGAGTTCTTTTGAAGTTTGCCCAATCAGGATGAAAGCAAACGGATTGCTTGTTTTTGCTTACTCTAGCCGTAGAGGCATCTTTGTGGTAGAAGTTTATTCCACCATCGTAGATAACCCCCTCTAAGTATGCGTTACCGTATGTAAAGTAATCGTCAGCTAGTTTTTTAAATACATCTTTTAAACTCTCTCCATCAGCGTTTACATCTGCTATAAAAGAAGATAACGCTTCGTTAGAAGTAGAGAAACCACTACCTGTTGTAAATGTGGTTTTTTGAGCCAAGACAGATCTATGTGTAGATGATTGTCTTTTTAATTCAGCTAAGTATTGTGGGAAGAGGTTGTCCTTTCCAAATGGAATGTACTCCTCTCTTATCTTATCTAAATCCTTCTCCTCTGTACTTACTTGAGGTGTTGAAAGATTTACAAAAGCGTACTTTGTCCCAAACTTACTTTTTATCTGAGGCTTCTGATTTTTTTGCTTTGGTTTTCTTTGGTGCTGCATCTTTAACAAGTTCTACTAGGTCATTATCTCCCATTTCGTAAACAGCCTTCAACTGCTCTTGAGTAGCTTCACTCCATTTAAAGTTTAGACCACCAACGAAAAAAGCGTGTCCTTTTTTTAATCGTGCTTTGTACATAATACAAGTATAGTAAAAAAGATGGAAAGGGCAAAATGCCCTAACCAATCTCTTTTAGTTAATATTAAGCTACTGCTACTGTTCCTTCTGATGGATCAGG